TTTCTCCTTTGCGTTGCAGTCAGTTTCAAGGCTAAATATACGCCAATATTTAGCAATTCGATATATTAAAATAAAGGAGATATTTTTATGTATGGTTTAGTTGTACTTGTTATTTATACCGTTGTTATGTTGGCAGTGACTAAATTGTTTTCTGCTCGGACTTTGATGGCAGAAACTTTTCATATTGCCGACCGCAAAATAGGTGCATTTCAAGGTGCAATGAGCATTGCAGCAACCTGGATTTGGGCTCCAGCATTGTTTACATCAGCAGAAAAAGCCTATGTTAACGGTTGGCCTGGTCTATTTTGGTTTTTGGCTCCTAATGTTTTATGCTTGTTGCTTTTTATTCCTTTTGCTAGGAGGATACGTGAGCAGATGCCGCAGGGCGTTACCTTGTCAGCTTATATGGCGCAAAAATACCATTCCAAGGCAGTGCACGGTATTTATCTGATTGCTTTAGCAGCTTTAAGCGTGCTTTCAACAGCTGTGCAGCTGTTGGCAGGTGCAAAAATTTTAGCCACAATTACCGGTTGGCCGTTTTGGATTTTAACGCTTGCGCTGGCCTTAATTGCTTTTGCTTATGCGCAGTATTCGGGCATTAAGGCATCGGTTCTGACGGATAGCTTGCAAATGTTGTTTATGTTGTTATTTGCTGCGTTGTTTGTGCCGCTGGCTTGGCAAAAAACCGGCGGTTTGGCTAATTTGCTGAACGGGCTGGCCGGTTTCTCCGGCGAATATACAGCCCTGTGGGACGCTAATGGTTTGCAGATTTTTTTGGTGTTTGGTTTGCCCAGCGCTATTGGTCTACTGGCGGCTCCGTTTGGCGACCAGTGCTTTTGGCAGCGTGCTTTTGCCATTCGGGCCGATAAGCTTGGCCGTGCCTTTAAGCTGGGCAGCATATTGTTTGTGCTGGTGCCCCTGTCTATGGGAATGTTGGGTTTTATGGCTGCTGGAACTTGTTATGTTGCGCAGGATAACGGACTGGTTAATTTTGAACTTATAAGCAGCTTGCTGCCGGATTGGGCAATACTGCCATTTTTGTTTATGGTGATTTCGGGTCTGTTGTCCACTGTCGATAGTAATTTGTGTGCAGTAGCCTCTTTAACCAGTGATTTTAACCTTAATCTGCGTGAGGCCAAAGCGGCTATGCTGGCTTTATTAGCAGCTGCGATTGCTATTGCCAATATTCCTGGTTTGGGTGTTACAGATTTATTTTTAGTATATGGCGCGCTGCGCGCTACTACTATGCTGCCAACGGTATTGACGCTTTTAGCTAGGCCGCTTAAAGCTGGGGCTGTATTTGCAGGGATTGTTTCTGCAATGCTGATTGGCATACCGCTGTTTGTAATTGGTTTGCTTGGCGGCAACGTGATGTTACAAACCGCAGGCAGTTTGTTTGCTTTGCTGCTATCGGGGCTGATAAGCCTTGTGGGTTCAAGCCGAAAGGTGGTGCGAGCATAATGCTGGGGCGCAAACAAAATATTTCTAATGCGGATTGGTTGAATGTTGCAGCACAAATTGAGGAATTAATTTCCTGGCAAGAGCTTGAAGCTGCTGTTGATTTGGTTGTTGCGGATATAAAAAATAAAACCGCCGGAAAAAAGGCAGCCTATGCTTGGAGTGGCGGCAAGGATAGTCTGGTGCTGGGGCATATTTGCGAACAGGCAGGGATTGTTGATAGTATGCTGGCCGTTTGCGATTTAGAATACCCAGCCTTTTTAAAATGGCTTATGGCAAATAAACCGTCTGGCTGTGCTGTTATCAATACCGGTCAAAATTTAGATTGGCTGGCTAAGCATACGGAAATGCTGTTTCCACAAAATTCTGCCGTGGCTGGGCGTTGGTTTGCCAATGTGCAGCACAAGGCGCAGCGCTGCTATTTTAAGCAGAACAATTTAGATGTGCTACTGTTGGGCCGTCGGCGCGCAGACGGTAATTTTGTGGGCCGCGGTGATAATATCTATATGGATTCTAAGGGGGTTAGCCGATATAGTCCGCTGGCAGATTGGAGCCACGAGCAAATACTAGCCTATATACATTATCATAAGCTGGCATTGCCGCCAATATATGATTGGAAAAATGGTTATTTGTGCGGCACTCATCCCTGGCCGGCCAGGCAATGGACTGGCAGTGAGCAAAACGGTTGGCAGGAGATTTACGATATAGATAAAGATATTGTTATCACAGCTGCGGATAAGCTGGAAAGTGCCCGTATCTTTTTGAGGGAGGTGCAGGTATGAATATCATTCGTAAAAATTTAAGCGATTTGCAAAGGCCTGAGCGCAATGTGCGGATACATAACTCTAAGCAGTTATGTGAGTTTAAGCGTTCATTAAAAATGTTTGGGCAAATAAGGCCGCTGGTTATTGACGAGACTGGTGTTATTCTGGCTGGCAACGGGCTTTATGAAGCAATGCTGGCGTTGGATTATGCCGAGGCTGATTGCTATGTGGTGGTTGATTTAAGCGAGGCCCAGAAAAAGAAGTTAATGCTGGCCGATAATCGCATTTATGATTTGGGCTGTGATGATATTGATACCTTGGACGCCTTTATTAAGGAGTTAGGTGAGGATGTGGATATTCCCGGTTTTGACGCTGAACTTTTGCAGGCGTTGGCTATGGAGGCGGAGGCTGCCACCGAGGCTTTGTGTGAATATGGTATGATTGACGAGGCCAAAACAGCTGAGATTATAAACACGCACGAACGCTATAAAATGCAGGAGCAGTCATTGTCTGATAAAACGGAGTTTGCGGAAAGCATTTTGGAAAAACAACCGCCGGACAATATTCAGAATTTAGCCAGCCAGCCGCCAGCGCCAATCAATATAGCGCAAACCAAAATCGACAAACAGCATTTTGTGGTTTGTCCAAAGTGTGGTGAGCAGATATGGCTTTAAGGCGTGTTTGCTCAAATATGGATGTGGTTGCCGCCGCCCGGCAGCGCATTAAAAATGTGTTTGCCAATGGCGTGCCGGTTTATATGGCATTTTCTGCTGGCAAGGACAGCATTGTGCTGGCTGATTTGACCTATCAATTAATCCGGGCCGGTGAGATTAATCCGGCTTTGCTGACAGTGTTTTTTATTGACGAGGAGGCAATTTTTGATTGTGTGGAGGCGACGGCCAAGGAATGGCGGCAAAAGTTTTTGCTGGCCGGGGCGGCTTTTCAGTGGTGGTGCATTGAAGTCCGGCATTACAACTGTTTCAATGAACTGGCCAATGACGAGAGCTTTATTTGCTGGGACAGATACAAGCAAGATGTTTGGGTGCGGCATCCGCCAGCATTTGCCATCCGGGAACACAGCCAGCTGCGGCCGCGTATGGAAAGCTATCAGGAGTTTTTGCCCAAGGTAACCAAGGACGGTATTGTAATAACCGGTGTTCGGGCGGCGGAATCCGTGCAGCGATTGCAGTATATGGCTAAATTAAATATGGGCATTAAGGGCATTACAAACAGCAACACAATATATCCGATTTATGATTGGAAGAATGCTGACATTTGGCTTTATCTTGAACAGCGACAACTGGATATTCCTGATGTATATTTGAAAATGTATCAGGTTGGCGTTAATCGGAACAATTTGCGCGTGTCGCAGTTTTTTTCGATTGATACGGCGCGCTCCCTGGTGCAGCTTAACGAGTATTATCCTGATTTAATGGAGCGAATAATCAGGCGCGAGCCAAATGCCTATTTGGCGGCCTTGTACTGGGATACGGAGATGTTTGGACGCAGCACGGCGGCTAGGCGTAAAAATGCGGAGAAGCAGCCGGATAAGGATTATAAGGCCTTGCTTGTGAAAATGTTTGCCAATATGCCGCAGTATTTTAACACGCCTCATAAAATGAGCGTTGCTAAAAACTACCGCAATCTGTTTATTAAAACAGCTTTGTTTGCCACGCCTGCCGACCACAGGAAGATGTATGAGGCATTGCTGGGCGGCGACCCAAAAAAGCGTTCCTATCGAGCTTTAGGCCAGACTATTTACGGACACTTTTACAATGACGTCAAAACAGAGAGAAAGGAGAAAAAGCGTTGTGAGTAATAATAACGAAAGGGATTTGTTCGCTCCATTAAACTCATTGCAGTGGGTGGAGCGCGAGCGCTTAAAGCCGAATGATTACAACCCAAACAAGGTTAGCCAGGATAATTTGCAGTTGCTTTTGCAATCTATTCTGACTAACGGCTGGACCCTGCCGATTGTTGTTCGTCCGGATTATACGATTATTGATGGTTTTCACCGCTGGACAGTTGCCGGAATGGAGCCGCTGAAAAGCAGGCTGGCTGATAAGGTGCCGGTGGTTATTGTTGCGCATAAGGACAGCAGCGAAGATATTTATGGAACTATCACGCATAACCGAGCGCGTGGCACGCATTTGCTGGAGCCAATGAAAGCGATTGTGAAGCGTTTGCTAGCCGATGGCAAGTCGACCCAGGAGATTGGCAGACAGCTTGGTATGCGACCGGAGGAAGTTTTTAGATTATCTGATTTTTCACGTGAGGACTTTCTGGCACTGATGGCAAAGGGCAATAATACCTACAGCCAGGCGGAAATACTGTTGAACGTCTGAAAAAAGGTACTGGGAACGCGATAAGCTCCAATGCGGGTTCGCCGACCCCAAAAATCGCTCAGTTAGGAAAAATATTTTTTTGGGTACTTTAGTTGAAAATTTGCTTTTGGATTGGAGGTAAGAAAAATGGCAGCTAATAAACCAGAGGTTATTGTTGAGGGCGATGTGGTTTACATAACGCGCCCAGGTTTGGCGGTTTACGTTAAAACAGCGGATATTTGCCGGCTGATTGGCAAAAGCAATCAGTGGGTTGGGCAACTGGTGAGCCAAGGCACTTTGCACAAAAAGAAAACGCCGCACGGCCTGATGTTTGAACTGGCAAGCAATATGCCGGATTATTGCGCTATGCTGGACGCCAGAGCTGAGCCGGAAAAAAGCGAGGCCGATTTGAAACGGGAAAACGCTAAAAGTGCGGCGGAGATAACTTTGAAAGCGGCCAAGGCCACTATTGCCCAGCTGGAGGCGGCGGAGCTGCAAGGCAAAATGCACCGTTCAGAAGACGTGGCGGCGATGACCGAGGATTTGGTTTTTGTGCTGCGCAGTATGCTGGCGGCTTTACCGGGGCGGCTGGCGGTGGACGTGGCGACTGCTGAGAGTGCGGCGGAGGCTTCGGATATTATTCGCCAGGAGGTGCATTTGATTATGGCTGAAATCGCCAAGTATCGTTATGACCCTGCCAAGTACGAGGAGAGGGTGCGGGAGCGCAGAAAATGGGAAATAGTGGAGGCGGAAGATGGCGACTAAATGTGTGGCTGAGCTGGCGCAGCTAAACAAGCTTCTTGCCAGGGTGTTGGCTAATATGCAGCCGCCGGCCGATTTGACGGTGACGGAATGGGCGGAGCAAAACCGCCGTTTGTCGCCGGAGGCCAGCGCGGAGACTGGCCCCTGGCGCGTCAGCCGCACGCCATATCTGCGCGAGCCCTTGGACGCTTTTGCCGACCCTAAGGTGCGGCGGTTGGTGCTGGTGTCCTCATCTCAGGTTGGCAAATCCGAGTTTGAAAACAATTTAATTGGCTATATAATCGATCAAGACCCCGGCAGTATTTTGTTTGTGCATCCATACAGCACCGACGCTAAGGAGTATTCCAAGCTGCGTATTGCTCCGATGATTAGAGATTGTCCGGCGTTGCGCCGTAAGGTGGCGGCGCCGAAAAGCCGGGATAGTAATAATACAGTGCTGCAAAAGGTTTATCCGGGCGGCATTTTAACTATGTGCGGCTCCACTGAGGCGCACGCGCTGGCCTCCAAGCCGGTGCGCTATGTGTTTGGTGACGAGCGCGACCGTTGGGCAACCAGCGCTGGCAATGAGGGCGACCCCTGGCAGTTGGCTATGGCGCGGCAAATTACTTTTTACAATGCCAAAGCGGTGGAGGTCAGCACACCCACAATTAAGGGGCACAGCCCGATTGAGGATTCCTTTCTGGCCGGCACGCAGGAACGTTGGTGCGTGCAATGCCCGCATTGCGGTGGCTATCACGATATACGTTTTAAGGATATACGCTATGATGTTCAAACGCTGGGCGAGGGGAATAAAAAGCATTATCAAGTCAGCAATATTCATTATATGTGCCCGGAGTGTGCTTGTTTATCTGATGAAAAGACCATAAAGCGGCAGCCTGCCAAATGGATTGCCGAAAAGCCGGCGGCCTATCAGCGCGGAGTGCGCTCCTTTTGGCTCAATTCCTTTGTGAGCCCGTGGGCAAGCTGGGAAAGCAGCATTTTGCAGTATCTGGAGGCTCAGGGCAGCAGTACCAAAATGCAGGTTGTTTTTAATACGCTTTTTGGCGAGCTTTGGGAGGACCGGAGCGGTTTGACTGATGAAGATAGCCTGTTGGCACGGCGTGAGGAATATCCGGCGGAGCTGCCGGAGGGAGTTTTGGTGATTACCTGCGGCGTGGACACGCAAAACGACCGCTTGGAATATGAGCTGCTGGGGCACGGGCATTTTGGCGAAACCTGGGGGCTTGAAAAGGGCATAATCTGGGGGCGGCCGGACAGTCCGGAGTTGTGGCAGGAGCTGGATGCTGTTATAGATAAAGTATATCATTTTGCCGACGGCGTGGGGCTGCGTGTTAGTATGACTTTTGTAGATGAGGGCGGGCATTTCACCCAGGAGGTGCGAAGCCAATGCCAAAAACGGTTGGCCAAAAAGGTCTTTTGTATCAAGGGTTTGCCGGGTATGGACAGGCCGTTTACTGCGCCGCCCAAAAGGCAGAAAATTGTTGTTAATCAGCGGGTGGTAGGTTATTGCTGGCAGTATCAGCTGGGCGTGGATGCTGGCAAGCAGATTATTATGGACAATTTGAAAGTGCAAACTCCTGGTGTCAGGTATTGCCATTTTCCTAAACGTGAGGATTACGGCCAGGCTTACTTTGTCGGTCTTCTTTCTGAGCATTTGGTTTACGATGAAAAAAAACGCCAGCCTTGGAGCTGGCAGGTGATTTCCGGGCACGAACGCAATGAGGCGTTAGACTGCCGCAACTATGCGATGGCTGCTTTTAAGGCGTTGGCGGTGGATTTGGATAATATTGACCGTAAATTGCAGGCCAGCCGGGGCAGGGTATCATTTGTTCAAGCGGCGTCTGAACAGATTGGGCAACCTGTTTTGGGGCCGAAAAAGAGGCAAAAATCCAAGTCCAGGCGTGGTTTGGATAACTATTATGATGATTGGTAGGGTGATGTACTTTGGACAAAGCAGAATTGAAATCCCGGCTGGAGTTTCGGAAATCGGCATTGCAAAAATTACGCGAGGCCTATTTGGAGCTGGTGAGCGGCAATGCCAAAAGCTATGCCTTGCCGGATAGACAACTGACAAGATTGGATTTGCCGGATTTGGCGCGGGAGATTGACAAGCTGGAAAAGCAGGTGGACGAGCTGACCGCACTGCTTGCTGGCGGCAGCGGACGCCGGGCCTTTGGTATTTTGCCGCGGGATTGGTAGCAATTAATTAGCAGCAGGAGGGGGCGATGAATTATTTATTTAGATAAAAAAAGCGGGCTTTATCTGCCATATAGAGGAGCGCCGCAGGCTAAGGGATACAGTGAAGCCGGGGCCAGCACCAGCCGCCGGGCTCTTAAAGGATTTAGGCCCAGCAGCGGTTCGCCAAACGAGGACATCAATTATAACAACCAAATTTTACGGCAGCGGGCCCGTATGTTGTTTATGGCTTCGCCGGTGGCCGGTGCGGCCATCAACACCAACCGTACTAAAGTTGTTGGCACGGGACTGACCTTGAAATGCAGTATTGACCGTGAAACCCTGGGCCTTTCAGCCGAGGCGGCCAAGGAATGGCAGCAGCATACTGAAAGAGAGTTTCGGCTTTGGGCGGGCAAAAAACAAAATTGTGATGCGCTTGGTTTGAACAATTTTGAAAGCTTGCAGCAGCTGGCTTTAATATCCTGGCTGATGAATGGCGATAGCTTTGCTTTGATTAAGCAAGGACAGCCAACTAGAATGAGCCCTTACACGCTGCGTATTCATTTGGTGGAAGCCGACCGGGTGGCTACGCCGGGCAAAATGGCAGGCAGTATACTGGGGTTTGGAACCGAGGGGCAAAATTCGGATAATCATAATCGCATTTTTGACGGTGTGGAGGTTGATTCCGGCGGTTTGGTGGCGGCCTATCACATTCGCAACACCTATCCCTTTCAGCTGGCGGCAGAAGAAACAAAATGGCAGCGAGTGGCAGCCTATGGTGAGCGTACTGGATTGCCGAATATTCTGCATATTATGAATAATGAACGCTGCGACCAATATCGCGGCGTTTCTTATTTGGCGCCGGTAATTGAGCCGCTTTTGCAGCTGCGCCGCTATACGGAAAGCGAACTGATGGCGGCCCTGGTGCAATCATTTTTTTCGGCGTGGGTTTATACAGAAAATAATCCCAGCGAGATGCCATTTAACGAGGTGGGCGAGGTAGTTGGGACGGGCGGCGAAAGCTACGCCGTGGACGAGCCGACCGGCGAAAAT